GTCCACCAGCCACCGATGTTTGAGCCGTCAACCGCCGTGTAGTTCCAGCTGATGACGTTGTCAGTCGTCGTCATGTTGAGCGCCGAAATCAAGTACTGCCCGTTGAATTGGCCGAGGTCCGCAAGCGTGATCGTCTGAACCTGTCCGGTCTTCAGCCCGCCGCGCAGTGTTGTCAGCGAAAGAATCACCGGCACAATGCCGTTGATATTTGCCAGCGCTTGCGCGTAGTTGAGCAGATCGGCCTGGCTCACCGGCTTGCTGTAAGTGGTGCTCGATTGGTACAGCGCGCCCATGCCTTCAGTCGCTTCAATGGCAGTGAGGCCCGTGTTGTTGAATGCCACGCCAACACCGGGAGTGCTGGACTGATAGGCCACCTGTAAGGTGTCTGAAGGTGTCAGGATAGATCCGGTGCCCTGCGTAATGGCCGTTGATCCTTGCGACCAGTACCACTGTACGCCTGTATCAGTGTTGAGCACGCCCACCGTTTGATCTCCGCCGTTCAGCGTGATGGAAGGCGGCGCTTGAACCGGATTCGAAACGTTAAACGAAGTGCTGGTGTTGTCGCCAATGAAATCCGTCACGAAGGAAATGCTGAGCATTTCCGTGGCGATAACGTAGGCATCGTTCGCTAGCAGATTATGACTGGCTGCGGCACTCACGCTAACCAAGACATTCGAGTCCGATCCGTTTGAATCCTCAACCTGCCATGGTGCAGCAGTGACGGCGCGCTCCGACAGGTGGATTGTTTTCCATTCATCGGTGTACCAGTAATAAGTGGCGTCTGGGGTGGTGATCTGACTCACCAACTGATTTAGCAAGTCCGCGACATACGCACCCGCCGGCACTGCAAAGCCAATTACCGGGAGTCCTGAAACGAACGGCGAAATACTGACAGGTGGAATGTCGTTCTCAAAGGCAACCGATTCGTCATTCAGGTGCGTCACCACCAGGAGATTGAAAACTATGCCGGCGTCGGTGTCCTGATAGCTAGTGGCTCGTTCCGGTTGCACCACGCGCCGGGTGCTGATCTGATCCCACGATGCACACGTCACCGAAAATGCAAACACATTCTCACCGGCCGCATTGGTGGCCGCACTCAGGCCCGAACCGATAGACAGCGTGCCGCCGCCGCTGGACTGCATCTGATTGCTGACCACGATTGAATCAATCAATCCGCCGAAGATGTCACCCACATCGGGGTCAGCGCTGGTCAAATAGACAGGCTGTCCGAGGTTCAGCGATTCGTTTTCCAAAACATAGTTGTCTCCAGTGACGAACTCTTGCAATGTGGCAAATTGCAGGCTGTCGCGCGTGCCCGGTGAAATGCTGGACTGGAACTGCACCGAGTCAATGACCATCTGACAGGGCCGGTACAGCGTGATGTTGTTGACGCCGGTATTGTAGTAGCTGGTTTCCGGGGCCGCCACCAGCATTACCTCGGTTGCGCTGACATACGCCGCAATCGTGGTGTGGAACGGGCCGCCTTGCGTGTAGTACCAGGCCGGGGTGAGTGGATCTACCGAGCCGCCGCCGCCAATGAAAATCGGGTTGCCAACATCCGCCGGCGTGAATACGATTGGTGCCGTCTGGCCGGGCAGTGTCGGAAACAGCGCGAGTGTCAGAGACGTGCTCCCCGCGACCGCCTTGGCACTGCCCCACGTGCCGATGTACAGCTTAAGAGCCGATCCGGCGTACTGCGGCTGGTATCCCATTTAGAATCTCGCTCCCGAAGTACGGAGCACCTGTGTCATTGCCTGCATCACCATTGGGGTCACTGCTGTAGCTACCTGTGCCGCAGTAACGCCAGCCCCGAATGTCGCGCCCTCAAAGTGCATGTTGACCGTCTGCGCGTTTGGGCTGTTGGTATTGCTGTCGGTACCGGTGCCGCCAAGTGCTCCGAATATAGGCGCTCCGACCACGACGGTGTTGGCTGCTGGCTGTGTGACGTTGGCCGCGGACTGTGTAACGTTGCCTGCCGTGGCGTTGGCCGCGGACTGTGTGCTGGTTAGATTGAGTGTCTGCATCTTCCCGACCGAATCAGAAAGTGCCTGGGTTGAAGTAGACAGGCCGGCAATGCTGGTGCCAACAGCCTGCAAGGTCGAAGAAATAGAGTCGCTGGCCGCCGCCGCGCTGTCGGTGGCTGTGATGCTGGCCGTGGTGGCGGCCGTGTTAGACGTGGTGGCGCTGGCTAGCGTTTGGGTGGCACTCGTGAGAGCCGAGAACGTGCCGCCGGTCAATGCTGTCAGGATGTTGTCAAGTTGGCCGTACAGCGTACCGCTGGATACTTCGTCCACTAGGATGGTGCCACCGCTGGCAGTCGCAGTGGAAGTTGTATCGGTAGCCCCTCCCGTGGTGGCTGTCGAAGTCGGAGACGAACCGGAAGGCGTAGGGCTAATAATGATCGGCGCCTGATCCACGCCACCCGTGCCCGTGCTGGTGGTGCCAGCGCTGCTGGTAGATGCCGGCGTGCTCGTGCTTGCCGCGCTCACCCCCGATTGCTGGGCCTGATACGCCTTGATCTGCGCAACGCTCACCTTTGACCCGGGGATGCCGAGCGCAAGAGAGCCAATCAGCACGCCATCCTGCCAACCCAAGCCGTCAATGATATGAACAACACCGTTGATCGTCTGCGACGTGACTTGCGTTGAGTCTGCGTTTCCGGTCTGCCCTTGGATGCCGCTACTGTTGGACAAATTAAAGGTGTCCGAGTTCCACGCCGCATTACTGGCCGCAGTCGCCGACTGGAACGCCGATGCGAGGTTTTGTAGCGATACCACTTCCTGATTGATCGCCGCCGTGACATTGTTAATCGCCGGTACGCCTGCGCTGTTGGCGTTAGCGACATTCTTCATTCCCGTAGCGGCATTTGCCAAAGGATTTTGCGCCGCTGCCACTGCGCTGTTTAGATCGTTCTGCGCTGTGGTGACGGCTTTTTGCGCCGATAGGAGTTGCTGCGCTGTAGCTGTCTGATTGAGGTAGTCATTAGTGACATCCGTCAGCTTGGCCTGGGCACCAGCCAGAATCGAAGTATAGAGCGATACCGCATCCGTAGAGCCGCTGGTGTTCGCCGCCGCTTCGGCTTGCGCCACGTCGTATGCTTCTTGGGTATTCGTAACGGCTTTGACGGCATTCAGGTAGGACTGCGCTGATGTCTTACCTGCCTCCCATTGTGCGGTGACATCGGCCAGACGAGCCTTAGCGTCAGCCAGTGCGCCGCTCATACCCTCTAAAGCACTGGGAGATGAGACAACCTGCGCTTTGTATGGAATGAATGAGTTTGAAGCGTCAAGCAACCCGGTCGCCATATCGCGCAGTGCCGCAACCACTAGGTCATTGGCTCCGGCCGCCGCCGCCGCATTTGCCATAAGGTCAACCTGTAGAGCGTCATACCGTAAGTCCGCTGCCGTGACTGCATCCTGCGCCTGCTGCTGCGCCAGTAATGCTGGTGCCGCTTTCCCGATTGCAAGCACATAGGTGTCCTGTGCCTTTGCCGCATTCTGGAGGGCAGTCGCCAAGTCTGGATACAGAGCCGCGTACTTTCCGAGATCCGTGGTGGCTACACCATAAGTGGCCGCCAAATCGTCTAATTTCTCTTGCGCGTTTCCAAGAGCTTGCCCCGCAGTGTCAATCGCTGTGGTGAGTGACGCGTTCTGGTCTACTAGAAATTGCGCTGCGGCTGCCGATATATCGGTAGCCGATTGCAGATGATCTTGGTACCCGATATTATCGTTGATCGCCTGCCCTGAAGCTGTTAGCGCAGTATTCAGTTGATTCTGTGCGGCGGTAACCAGCTGTGCCGTTACAACCGTGCCGTCAGCCATCGTCCGGTTGTTGTTGTACGCCGACGTAAGCGCGTCTAAATTAATCTTCGCTTGCTGTACTGCGTCGTTTTGGCTGTTGACCTTTGCTATGAGTGCCGTCATTGAGGCGGTCATTGCCCCTGCGTCCGTCGCGCCCGTTTGCGACGATCCATGCAACGCCACGTAACCGACCTCTAGTTGATTGAGGCTGGACAACAACTGATCAATGGTGATTTTACCGCTGGCATATTTGGCCGTCAAATCTTGTATGTCAATTCCCTGACTCACCATCAAGCCTTCGAGTTTGTTCAGGCTCGTGTAGAGTTCGGTGTTCTGGGCTGCGGCGCCTTGTTCTGCCTGTTGTTCCTTTTCGTAGGCCCCGTAAAGATCCAGCAGGGCCGCTGCGAGTGCGCCATACAATAGAATCCGTCCACCGATTGCTGTAGCGATGCTTGCGCTGCTGGCCGTTGTAGTAGCTGCTGCGGTTTCCTCACTGACCGCAACTTCCCCCTCGGCAGCGGCCAACCCTTCCGCCGATGCCACCGCTTCAGTCTGCGCCGCGGCCAGCCCTTCAGTACCCGTGGCGGCCTCGGCTGAAGTTATGCCAAGACTTGCCAATAAGGTATTGAGTCCGGTTATTCCAAGGCCCACCGCTGCAAGTGCGGCAGACACCGGAATGAGCGCCGCCGCGAACAATCCGACACCGATCACTATCTGCTGGACGGGCGCGGGCAACGCAGTAAATCCAGCCAGCATGTCTTTGAGAAATGGAACGATCTCAACTTTTGTGAAATTGACTAACTCGGCGATGACTGGGAGCAGGTCTTGACCTGCCTCCACCATAAGCGAGTCCCATGAATTTGCAAGCTCCTGCCACTGACCGCCAAAAGTAGACTGTGCTGTTTTCTCGGCCGTGCCTGCCAGCCCCTCTAGAGCCGTCTGTAAAACTGTGATCCGGTCGGACTGATCGAGCGCCTTGAACATGGCCGCCGCGCTAGCCGCGGTAGCGTCCTGATTTCCACTGACGGTATTAAGAGCCGCGGCAAGGCTTCCCAGCGACAGGCCAAGGCTCGTTAGCGTGCGTGCGCTCGCTGTGCCAGCCGTCGCCATCTGGTCAAACCTGGTGGTTGCTGACGTGATGTCGGTGCCCATCACTGCCGCGCCGTTTGCAATCTGCCCCAGTAAATTGCTCACATCCACGCCAGGGCCTAGGATTGCAGTCATCCGCGTACCGGCCACCAGTAGAGATGGGAAGGAAAGTCCGTCCGACATTCCAAGTTCTTCCAGCCCACTAATAGTGGACTGCGCCGCTGCTGCGCTTCCATCGAGTTGCGTCAGTGCAATACTGGCGTGCGTTACATTGTCGGCCGCTTCCAGCGCATCGGTCCCGAACTCTTTCAGCCCTTCGGTGATGATGAGAGCTTCGCCGATCAGCGTGAGTTTTTCCGCCATCGAGGAGAAACTGTTTGCTCCCTCCGCTGCCTGTGCGCCTGCCGTCTCTGAGGCCGCTCCGAAGTTCTGAACATCGCCAGCCGCAGTGTTAGCCGCTTCGCCCGCGCCGTCAACCGCCGCCCCGGCACTATCGGCGCTGCTGGCTAGGGAGTCGCTGGCCGTCACCGCCTCCTGGATGGCTGCGTCGAAGTCCGCTAGCCCCGTAGACCCGGAGGAAAACGCATCGGCGATAGCCGTGCCTGCCGCCTGTGCGTCGGTCTGCGCCTGCTCAAATCCCGCTTGCAGATCCGACAGATCAACGCCCACCGTTACATTTACGCCACCTATGTTCTCGGTATTGTCAGCCACGGGCTTTCCTTTCCTTGCGCGGTATCAGCGCCTTGATACGCGCTTTCTCTTCGGCCTCTTCGCGCTGCCGCTCTTTGAATTTGCGAATACTCACAGCGGATTGCAGCGCAGCCTTGATGAGTGCTTTTTTCTCCGGCACTGCCTGTGATGGCCAGCCGCGCGGCCTGCTGGCATCGCCTTCATCCTTCACGCCTTTGTCCTGCAAATAGACTTTGCGGAGTGCCGCATATTCGCGTCTGGTCAGACGCCAAAAGCGATGCTCCGCAAGTCCAAGCCCGTGCTGTGAGGTAGCGAAGGCCCAAAGGCCCAGCCAATAGTCTTCGCCTAGTTCGTCAATGCCGGCTGGCTTTCCGGCTGCGCTGCCGGTGGAATCACAGCCGGAAAGCGTTTTTTTATGGCTGTCCCAACTGCCATGTCAAGCTGTGTGAAGAGATCCCTCCAGTTCTCGGAGGCCGACAGCTTGCGTGCCCATTGGTCCGCAGTCGGTGCATCCTCATGGACATAGTTTTCAGCTACGCAGGCTGCAAACATATCCATCAGGCGCGCCACGTCGCGCGCATCGCGCGTGCCGGTGGCTATCTTGCTTCCCATGATTCGCAGACAGTCGTGGAGCGTGAGTCCAGCCCGTGATAGCTGGTACTCAGCGTAAAGCGAACAGCAGACGCGCAGCACGCGCCCGTCAATCGTGACGCTGGGGTAAACCACCCCAGAGGTTTCGGTGTTTTCCATGGCTGCTCCTAGGGGACGAACACTTCGCCGGTGATGGTGAACGTAACGTCCACAGTGACTACGCCGGCCACCGGGATTTTGTAGTTCCACTTGGAAATGGACGCCTCGAAGGTGTAGAACGTCCCATCGGTGAACAGCAGTTTGTACCAGCGAATGCCGGCGAAGCCGTTGGTCAGAAACACAGTCAGAAGCGCCTGAAGGTCAGTGTCGTCCGGGATGAAATATAGTGGCAGTGTCAGATCCCCACCGTCAAGCAGGGTGGTGATTTTCTCGCGCCATGGCACCACGGCCGAATGGCTCGTCACGTCCACTACCTGCTTGGACATGCCGGGGCCGGTGTAGTCGCCTACGTTGGCAATGGGGTTGGTGTAGACGGTCGGAGAGGCTGTGCTACCCAGGTACAGGTAGGTGTTTATTGCTGGAAACGCGATTGCAGTTGTGCTCATTGGTGTTGCTCCTTTTGTTTTTTGGTGTTATGCATGTTGCTAAAAATCTAAATTGTTGTAAATCCGGTACTCCAGCATGGATGTCCATGCCAGGACAGGCTGAACCTGAAACTCTGTCGTGTTGCGCTGGTTCAACTTGAAATTTGGAAAACTCGTCGGCGTCGCAGGCGGCGAATCAAACTGCGCCGAACTCATAAAACTCACCGTGCCTAGCCATGTGTCGATGTACGCAGCCACCACTTTGGCCTGATCCGAATCCAGGTCGCGCACATCGATCTGAATCCGCACTTGCTCTGTCGCCAGCCGGCCGGTCTGCGCGTACATCGGAACCGTACCAACGCGCATCACACTCACGCACGTACCCGCCTTCAGATAGCCCTGGATTTGCTGAGTGTCAAACCAGCGAAATGTGTTGTTGACCGGATTGTATAGGTACCCCTGTAACCCTGCGTCGAGTTGTGCCAGTGTCCGCATTTTCTGCTCAAGGGTCATCCGAGATTTACCAGCGAAGGAATCATATAGTGCTTAGTTTCAGTTCTAGCCGCGTCTGCGTTTTCTGCGAATCCGTTTCCACTCCAAGAATGTCGAAAGCGATGCCGTCTATCACCGCCTGCCATGGGCCGGTTCCTTCGGCATCGTTACCGCGCCAGCCGGAATACACCGCCGGATACCAGCCGTTCAGCGCCACGTGGCGCATCTCATAAGCCATCACATCCGTTACGGCCTTCGTCTCGCTGGCCGTTACTCGGATCGGCGATGGCGGCGCATCCATGCAAGGGATGTCTACCAGCCCCGGCACGTTGCTGTAGGTGTTGAGGGCCGCGCCAGTGCCACCCACCGCCCCGGTTGGCTTTTGGAAGGTGCACAGTGACTTCATGAGGCCCGTGCCTATGAAGGTCTGCATCACACCCGGAAGCTCCATCGCTACCATGTTCTGGTTCATTCGCCCCCCAGTTTGTTTCCAGGGTTTCGCTTCAGAACTTCCACGAGAAGCGAAGACACGGCGGCGTTTTCCGTAGACCGCTTTTCCACTGTTTCAATCTTGTGGACCATTCCGTCGAGAGCCGTGGAAACGGTCTGGTTAATCACGGTCTGCTCAGCAATGAACTCTTTCACCAGGATCAGGAGGCCGGTGAGTTCCTTCACCGCCTGTGTGTCGGCATCGCCCTGCTTGACCATGTCCAAATCCGTTTTCGCCTGTTGCTTTTGGAGGAATGAGATATTGGATTTCATTTGCGTGATGGAGATAGTGGCGGCAACTATCGAAATGACAAGCGATAGCGCGAGACTCGCAATTGAAATTCCGAGTGGCATCCTTATCCTGGGTACAGCCGTAAGATTTGCTTCCACACACGTTCGCGAGCACTGAATTGATCCACAACCCATTCCGCGATAGCGAATGCCCCGCTATTGGCCTCAGTGTCGCGCAGCGTTTGCGCGTATGCCTTCAGTGCCGCCGCCGCCTTGCTGGCGTCCAACTTCACATCAAGCGCCTGCTGGAAGATCGCCAGCCTGGCGCTGTTTCCGCCTACCACGTCCACCAGCAGCGCCGCGGCGCGCCGGATTGAGTACACCTGGATCGGTGGCGACACCGAAGAGCCAGTATTGTTCGCCTGCCCGCTGCAATACAGTCCTTGGCTCGATTCAATTTGGATGGCCTGATTGACTTCCACATCCTGAAAAATAGGGTTCAGCGGGTCTGTGTCCGGTATCAGCATTCGGACCTGACTCAGAAGCGGCGCGGTGTTGAAGTCGTAAGTAAATGGCATCGCAAAATCAAAAATGGGCTGAGGCCCGTTTCCGAACCCCGGCCCCTTTCATAGCCACCCGCTGGTCAACCTTCTCCAGAGGTCCCTTTAGGTATCCGATCCATTGGAAGCCACTGCCATGATCGGGTCAAGCAGTGTACCGCCAAGTACGTGGCGGATTTTGTACATGATGCTGTCTGTCTCAAAGTCGCCGTCCATTGGATTCACGTTGCCGGTTCCGGGCATGACTCCGTTGCCAGGTCCCATCACGCCTTCACCGATGGCTACCGAGTTGGCGGCCTTCATAAACATCTCGGGGCCGGTGCGTCCGCGCAGGAAACTCTGCTGCAACGCGGGGCGGCCATTGCTGGGGCTGGCGAACAGATACCAGCCGGTGTTGCCGTGAGTCGTGTCTACCACCGGCAGGTAGTAATTCTTTGCCGGCTTGACCACGTTCTTGGCCCAGTTGTCGGCCAAGAGACGCTGCAAGGAACCGTCGGTGCCGATGGTGCCGCCCTGGTCATTCATCCATACCTGGGTTGCGCTCATCACGTTCTTAACCACGACATCGAGCGATGGCGGGTACACCAGGCACCAGGCATCAATGCTGATTGGCTCACCATCCAGATCGCGCTGGTTTTGCATCACGTTCATTGCGGCCTGCAATGCCGTGATGCTGAAGTGCGGATTGCTGGACAGACCGTACTGCGTAGTGAGGTTTGGCAGTACGGTGATGTTCAGCAGGTTCTTGTTCGCGTTGCTGAAGAAGGTCGGGTTGGGGCCGGCCGAAGTCACAAACAACTCAGTGGCGCGCTTCTCTTCGGTGCGGCGCGCTGCGCGGCCGAACAGCGCCGGGGTATCTTTCAGCGCGTCGAGGTCATCGTTGACTAGCGTCTCCCAGGCGAAATCCATACGCCGGCCAAACTTGTAAAGCTGGTCAATGTAGTTGGACTCAACCCGATAGCTCATCGGGTATTCTGAGATCTGTGCCAGACCGGTGGGGCCGGCGCCGGAAGCCTTGTAACTGTTCGGCTGGATCGGGCCATCGAGAACCGATGCGCCGCGATCAAACCGGAAAATCTTAGCCTGCCGGAAATCGTTGATCTCTTTGCGGTCGCAGTACAGCGGCCATGTGTACGGCGTCTCGGCGTAGTTCGCCAGGATGGAGCGATCCAAGATGTCGCCGAAGTATCCAGCGAAGTCGCTCATGGTCATGGCTTCGGAGAATTGCAGCGCTGCCCAGCGGTTGCCGGATAGCACGCGGTCCCAGAGCCGCTGCGCTTCGTCGAGGCGCACGCGATACTCAGGCGTCACGTCACGCGGAGCAGTCCGGTAATTCGGCTCTGCGATGCCGCGCTCGCTGAACGGGGCGGAAGCGTCGGCAAAGGTGTAGCCGCGGTTTCCCTTTTCGCTCTCAGAATTTCGGATGTACTGTAAGAAGTCCATGGATATCTCCTTTACCCGTTCACTTTCAGGCGCACTCGCACCGTGGTCAAAGCGCCACTCACAACCGCATCCAGCGTGTTGCCAAATACCGGCGCGCTGGAGTTCGCATCCAGCGTGAATCCGTAAGTGCAGCCGGTGGTCCCGTCACGCGTTCCGCCGTCCGCATACACCCGGTCACCCGGCGCCAGAGCCTGTCCGCTGATCGGCGAAACCGTGGTTGACCCCAAGACCGGCAGGAAGAACACGCCGATGAACTGCACGCCGACACCTTCCGGGTTTGGGATGCCGGTCGGTGGGGTGTAGCTGTTCTGCGCCACCCCGCAAAGGTTTCCGGCCGTGACATTGCCAAACATCAGCGGTTCGCCGGATATCGGCCCTGCTCCACTGTTGTCGGCGACCGGCACCGCCATCATGAGAAATTCGCCGCGAGGATTTGCTTGATTAATCATTTGAGTTAGCCCTCCACTCCAACAGGCTCGCGCTTGTTGTCAGCCGCATTGAATTGCGGATTGAACGCCGCTCTACCTTCGCGGAAGATGCGTTTACCTTCCTTCGTGTGGATTCCCATGCGCTCCGCTGATTCGTTCAGCAGCCGCTTGCGGTCCTTCTTGCCGGCTGCGGCTTGCGCTTCCTGGATCTTGGGGTCAACCACGGCGGTACCTTGGCCCACCACTTGCGCCCCGCCAGGAATGAAGGAAGCGGCGTACTGGATCTCCGCTTCAAGCATCGGATCGAATTTTTTCTTGTCGAAGTCTCCGGTTTCAGTGATCGGCACGTCAGCCAGCGCGCGTTCCACGATAGCGAGCTTTGAGGCTTCCGGTAGCCGAATGGGTTTCAGCTTGGCTTCCGCTACCTCGCGGGCCTCAGCCTTGGCTAATCGCTTGGAAATGTTGCGGTTAGCCTCTTGCAATTGTTTCAGGTCCATGTTCTCTCCTTCGGTACTGGTTTGCGTCCCTCTGGCCGCCTCAAAAAGCTGCAAAACTTTGCCGCCGGCTCCGGGGGTCGTCACATAGTCAACGCTGGTGCCGTGCGTCAACTGCTCGATGATTCGCCCCTTCTTGCCGTCCGGTCCAAAGCCTTCCTTGGCCTTGCCGGCCGCCCGGATAGACACGCCAATGTGTTTGGCGAGGTCATCAACGGGTTGGCGGAACTGCTCAGCTACTTGTGCCTTGGCGTACAGGCCAGGGCCGGCAGAGCCGTTCTTGTCGTAGTGAGCATCCTCAGTCAGCACAGAGGCCAGGTCGCGCAGTGAACCTTCCGGCCGCGCCGCTTCCTCTGCCGCTGTCTGGTGATCCCAGAAATTCTTAGTGCCCTTCTTGAAGATCTTCGGGCCATCGCGCTCGAGCAATTCGGGCGAGTAGTAACCGCTCGATCCCCACCCCGGAGCGATGAGTTTCAGCGCCACCGTGCCATCTTGGCCCACCGCGCCTTCTCTCAGCGGTACAACATCGCCGATAATCTCAAAGTCTGCTGCTTCGGAGTTCTTGATCTGCCCGCTGCCTTTGCACATCGGACAATCCTTCATTCCGGTGGCCGCTTCTGTCGTTGCGTCGTCGTCGCCGCCCTGCCAGGATGCCGGAAGACTCTTAGCAAAGCCCTTTTTCTTGGCGATGGAAATGATGTTTTTCTTGAGCGTGGCCGTCGAGTGATTGTCCGGACCGGCGCGACCCATCGCATGAACGGCGGCTTGTACGTCACCCGGCTTAAGGATCGGAAAGCTCTTACCCTTGCCGGCGAAGCTGCCAGGGTCCGCGGCGTCCCGCTCGGCTTTGGAGATCGCGCGCTCCAGCAGGATCGGCTTGCCAGGCGTGTATAGCCGGGCCGCTTCCATCGAGGCGTAGTGGTCATCTTCATCCGCCTCGGGTTCGTAGGTCGTGCGTGGAAGAACATCAAAGGCCGCATCAACGTCAATCGTCGCTGTCTGCTTTCCATTGACGGTGCGAATCTCGTAGGGCGCCTGCTTCATGTCGCCATTGCAGCAATAGATTACATCGCCGCTTTCGCCGTCACCCAGGATGTCGATGAGCCAACAGCCGGCGTCATTACAGGCGTCCGAGAGCCATTTCTGGAGATCGTTGTGGCTTAGTCCCTCGCTGGCCGCTTCCTGCAATTTCTGAGCCAGGAGTGCGAATGCGTTGCGGAGTGCCATCGCCGTTTACGATACGGCACTTGCAGAGCGTTACGGCACAGTGTAACGTAAGAATGTTTGACAGGACCCTGCTCACATCCCCGCGCACCAGGCGAAAAGCGCTGCCGGGAATGCGCTGCGGCTTACATGCGAGACTACCGGAAAACTGCTGAACTGGTGGCCGTGCGGACGGCGCGGCGGGCCGGGTGGGATCTGGCTATGAAGACGGTGCGGGTGACGCTGCTCGAGGCTGGAGATACGCCGCTTACCGGATTCAGCGCGGCGGAACTAGTGCGACAGTTGGGCTGGGATTAGAAGCGGGCGTTAGCCCACCGTGCCGCCAGCCAGAAGGTCAGAAGGAACATCGCCAACGCTTGCAATGGCGGGCACGGCACCAGCCAGGAAACCAGCACCAGGCGGTAGATGTTTCGCATCAGTCGTTCTCCTTAGCCGTGGTAGCGACCTAAATACATACTATCCCCATCGTGCGCACAATGCAAGGATTTATTTTTACTCTCTTTGGATAGCTATCTCCAACAACTTGCGAGTGAATCTCAGTTCCAGCGGACCAAAGAAGTCCTGGTGTTCTCTGGCCCAGAGAGCGACTTCCAAACGCCGGCTTAAACCAAGCTTTTTAAAGAGCAAGTGGACATAGACATGCACTGAACCTGGCGTCAGCCCCAGCTCGAAAGCGATCTCTTTGTTGCTGAGACCTTCCGAGATCTTCTGAATTACCGAGATCTCGCGCTTGGTCAACGGGCGAGGTCTATCAACGGCAAACAAGAACGGGTCCTTACAGAGAGCTTGTCTCCAGGCATCCGAGTGAATTTGAGGTGTTGTGCTCATGCGCTCCAGTTTACCGTCTTTGGCGTCACATTACAGACATGCTACCATTTCGGTGGAATGAACTTTCGTGCGAATCCTACCTTTCGCGCCGGCTCCTGGTCGGCCCTGCAATCGCTGATTGTCCCCAAGGTAATTGCCGCCGTGACCAATGGCGCACAGGCCGTGCTGGAGATCTCTCAGCAGTACGTTCCCTACCGAACTGGGGCACTAGCGGCTAGCGGTGGCGTCGAGGTCGAATGGAGCGGCAACCAGATTACTGCGTCGGTGTCGTACACGTCGGAACACGCGGCGTACAACGAATTTGGCACTGGCAAGCGCGGTGCCGAATCAGGTCATGGTGGACCTGGGATCGAGTACGATCCCAACTGGCCCGGTATGAGCGGATCACCCTATTTGCGTCCGGGATTAGACGGAGCACGGCCCGCAATCCTCGCAGCATTCACTGATGCCGGGTTCACCGTGTAGGGACTCATTCCACGCCTTTTCGGAAGTTCAGCGAACACTGGCAATTCGGGTGCGCTGTGGGGGCATCATCACCGCTCGAAAAGTTGTCGTCGATATCAATCCAGCCGTCTCCTTCGTTGCCAATACAGATATCGCACGGGTCGTCTTCCGTCTCCCAGGATTTCTCTTCCATTCCCGCTTCCTCAGCCAGTGCAGAGCGTCCCTCGTTGTACGCATCGTTTCCCTCTGTCTGCGCAATCATCTCGGCACGAGAGTCTGAGAAATCATCGAAGGTGTCCTGAATTGCCGCCGTCATGTCATTGAACGAGCCGCCCTTATCCCAGGCGTCAGCCAGGGAATTGCGCAGCCGGTCGAGCGTCTCATCGGTGAATCCGCCTGTGAGTTTTTCCAGTGAATTGGTGCGCAGGTAATCACCGGCTGTGTCTTCGCTCAACTCCGCGTCCGATTCCAGTTCCTTCGCCAAGACCGCCGCGCCGCCCTTGACAGCCGCGGTGATCGCTGCTTGGTAATCGCTGTCCTCATCGTCAGTAATCGGAAAGCGCAACGGCTGCAAGCTCGTGGGCACCAGCGAAGAGGCAAAGCGCTTGCCGTTTGTGGTGGGCATTAGTTGCCTCCGTTGGTGATGATTATAATTTCTTGACCTTCCGCGAGATCGCGCAGCGCCTTTGCCGTCGAAGAGACATCAGCCGAAGCTTCTTCCGCAAGCTCTTTCAGTTCGGCACGAACTTTGTCCACATCTCCTGTCACGCCATCCTTAAAAAACTCGCGCAACGTTAGGTAATCATCAGCCGCCGCAATCAGATCACTGTATCCCTTCGTGCTTGCGAATTGGCCCAGCAGTCCGCTTGGAAGATGCCCAAGCCATTTCTCGTTAGCCAGTTCGATGCTCACGGCTTCACCATATCTTTCAAATCTCCGAGGCTGATCTTAGTCATGCTTCCCAGCCGAAACGACCCCAGGCCCTCTTTCACATAATACGTTGCTTTCCCCGTCAGGCCGCCAGTACGACGGTCCACCACCACGGTGTACGCCTTCAATTCATCGGCACGTTGCTCTGCCAGTTTGCGCCCGAGTGCGTCTTTAGACATCGTGATCTTTTCATTTTTGCCGTTCACGAGAGTTTTTACTTCGATCCCTACATTATCATTCCGTAAATCGAAGGCCGAATTGTCAGCGGTTCGCGGCACGCCAACACCTTTACTCAAGACCGCTTCGCTGCGATCTGCAATAGCCTGTTCGTGTTGCCCCGTTCTGACAGCGGAGTTTTTCGCGCGCTCCACGCGATCACTGATAGAACCGCCAATCAACACCGGATGTCCGTTAATAGTGACCCACTCGCCGCCTGCCTCCTTAAGTTGCGGATGGGACAGCAATAGCGCTTCGATGTTTGGCTTGACTGCCTTCAGCACCGCCGCGCCCTGCCGATCAAAGTAGCCGGCCATTACCTTTTTGACTTTGGCTCTGACCTTGGACAGCACGGCCTGGTGCCGTGGGTGCTTCAGCCCTCCGTCGCCCTTGGCTTCCTGCAAATAGGCTTCCAGCGCTTCCACCACACCAGCGGCGGCCTCAAGCACGTCGTCTTCGTCACGCTCCACAACTGCCGGTGGTACGAACCAGTGGAGCTTTCCGTCATCGCCGATATGGGCTATTGCCCCATGGTGGAACTTCTCAGAATCACAGCCGGTCAGCAGCTTCAGCAGTTCGTTGACCAGCGGGTGATGACTAACCACCAGAACATCTTCGCAACCATCGGACAGGAACTTGATTTCCTTCCATGCGTCCTTGGGCGCTGTCTCCGGTTGCAACGCAGGTGTGTCGATGATGCTCGAGCAGCCAAGCAGTTCCGCGATTGGCGCCGCCGTCCCTTGCGCTCTAGCAAAGTACGAAGTCAGCACCACATCGACGCGGCCGATCTGCCGTACCAGGAATTGACCCATGGTCTGCGCTTGCTTGCGGCCAACAGAGGTTAGCTGGCGTGTC